ACATGATTTAACTGTGCTACTAGAGACTCGGGCACAAGTTTTTTGATCTTTTCCAAGGTAAGATTGGTTTCTTCGTAGCCGAGATTGTAGGGAAATCCATGGTAGTTGCGCATGCACATGGGGCACCTGGCATTGCACATGGAACTGGCTTCTATGTGCAATTCGCGAATATCGTCAAGTTGAATCATTCAATGACGTTTCCTGTAATCTTCTACTGCCGCTTTGATGGCATCTTCCGCAAGTATTGAACAGTGAATCTTAACAGGGGGGAGGGCAAGCTCATCAGCAATCTCGCTATTTTTAATTGCTGCCGCCTCGTCAAGTGTGCGTCCTTTGACCCATTCAGTAACCAGCGAACTTGACGCAATCGCCGAGCCACAGCCATACGTTTTAAATCGTGCATCTGTGATTACTCCGTCTTGTACCTTTATTTGTAATTTCATTACGTCGCCGCAAGCAGGTGCGCCAACCATACCAGTACCAATATCAGTATCAGTCTTGTCAAAAGATCCGACATTCCGGGGATTTTCATAATGATCTACAACTTTGTTTGAATATGCCATATTATTGTGTACAGGTTCTTTCGCGGTAAACATTACCTTCGGGGGTTACAATCTCTTTCCACACAGTACAGTTGACCTGTGGAGTAAAAACTGTTGGTGGGTATTGATGAACAATTATTGTGTCTGGCTGCGGGGGTCTATTGGCAATAACAGCACCTACTACGCCGCCAATGATCAACGGTGCGACCCAGTTGTTATGACCATAATGCCCGTGGTGTCTGACTGGGCCATGATACCTGTGTCCATGATGCCAATGTTGTGCTAGTGCTGGCACAGTGACCATTGACAATGCTAGTGAAATTAAGATCTTTTTCATAGTGATCTCCTTTAAGTTATTATACTATATATAACGCCTAAAGTCAACCAAATGTTGACAGTTTTGATTAAAGGCCTCGGTCTTTGCGAGCAGCAGATTTGGCGGCTTTGGCCACAATGTCTTGTGCCTTGTTCACTGGCATCTGAGTGGGGCCGATGTTGGCACCTTTGAATGTGATCATGTTTGAATTAGGATCAAATGGCTCCAGCACATTGTTCAATGGCGGACGATCGATTATGCCGGGCAAGTTGGCTGCGTTGACGTTGATGCCTAAATTGTTGGCCATTTGAACAAACGCATCTTTGCTGATTTGTTTGGTAGCATTGGTATCGTCGGCTCGTCCAGCTAGGAATTCCACCAGTCCCAGCAGTTTGTCTGGGCTTGGTGTCATTGACGAATCAACTTCGAGAATTCGCATTATCTACGTGCACGACCCAGTGCTTGACCACCAGTTGGTTCTTCGTTGTCTAAGTCGTCAACAGCATCAGCGGCCATAGCATCTAGATCGGCGCCGGCATCGGCACCTAGTTCAGCACCAAGATCTGCACCTGCTTCAGCGCCAGCTTGGGCACCTAGTTCGGCACCAAGATCAGCGGCAGCGCCAGTAGATTGTCCAGTTACTACACCAAGTGCAGCGTCCATCTGCTGTTTGGCTTGTTGTAGATTCTGCATCAGCCCGCTGAGAGCAGCACTGGCGTCAGCATTGAATTGTTGAGCTTGGTCAATGCCCACTTGATTCTTGATTGAATCAACCAAAGCAGGCAATTCTTTGAATTGCAGTTCGCTGACATCTTCCAGCATGGCTTGCATTTTGTCTACCATGTCTTGAGCAGCCAACACGACCTGAGCTTGTTGAACTTCGCTTTCTTTCAACATCTTGTAGGCACGGGCCAACTTGTTTTCAGTTTTCATGAGTGCAGCGCCAGCAACCATTTTCTGTTCATCGGGTGTGAGGCTTTGACCTTTGGTGGCCTTGGTCAGTGCAGCTTTGAGTTTGGGGTCCTTGGTGGCGCTGATGGTAGCAGTGGCCATTGCTTGTTGAGCTTTTTGTTGCTCAGGTGTTCCAGCAGGTTGCACAGGAGCCATTTCTGACAGACGTGCGCTCAATGCTTGCTCAACCATTACCAGTTTAAGATAACCAGGATTGCGCTCGCTTTGATGACGATTGGTGCTGGAACGATGTTCACCAATGACTTGACGTACTCGGCGCAGCATAGAATTAGTTTGGGCAGCAGTGAGTTGGCTGACATCAAACTTTGCCCCAAAGTAACTTTCAAATACTTTGGAAATTTGTTGTGTGGGTTTAGCCGCGGCTAGGTCTTGCAGTTTCATTTGAGAATCCTCTAAGTTGTAGATATTTAGCCGAATTAATACATTTTTCAAGTTCGGCTTTTACTGAATTATAGTAACGAATTTTGGGTTCTAGCTTGGTTTCAATCAGTTCAGTGATGCTGCTGTGTTTGCTCATTTCACCTACCTGGCGCCTGATAGATATGTCTGCAGACAACTGAGACTTTTTTGAATCTAGTGTTTGTATTTCAAAGCTCAGTCGGTACTGTTTGCAGCTATCAGCTATGCACCAGCTCATGGCAGATTTTTTGCTGCCAAATGATCCAACCTGATCATTGTATTGAAACACATCAAAACCGTGATCAGCTTCTTTTATGACGTATTGCCCAAACACCAAATATCCGTCATCCAATGGAATAATTGATTGTTTCAAAGCTGCACGAGCATGACTGTGTGCAAATTTTTCTAGTTTTTGTTGTTGATTCATTTCAATACGTAGTTGATCAACAAATATGCCACGGCTGCTGTTAGAGAGCCAATAATACCAATACCCCAATTGATTAATTGGTTGTTTCTTTTTTCTATCATTTGGTGCAGTATAGAGTGTACTTCACTTACTGTGATGTTGACTTTGGAGACATCTTTGCTCAACTCGTCCAGTCTTGAGTCAATGTTGCGATACCGCTCAGCACACAATTCAACGTGTGCTTCTAGGCTTTTCTTTTCGATGTCAGTGGTTTCGGCCATGGGTTTACTCCAATGCCATATTTATGATTTCAAACCAGATGTTCTGTTCTGCACCGTGGCTTGACAGCATGGGATCCAACGAATGTTGTTCGTTGAGATCAGTCATCATGGGCACGCCTGTGCAATTTTGTTTTAGTCCTGCCAAAGGATCACTGTTGCTGTTGAGCCCAAACACATCAACAGACTCAACTGTGAATTCAAATTCCCAGTAACGGTCTACTAGCCGGGGTGTCACTATGTTGTGGGGCTGAGTTGTCAAACTCACAACCTGCAGCAGGGCTTCCCAGTTGCGTTGCTGGTTTCTGGCCTTGGTCCAGTCGCCCAAACTTTGAATGTGCTGTCCAGCACGATCGCGAAAAGGTATCTGCCCCGGCCGAAAATTGCCAGTTATTCCGGTGTACGTGCAGTCAAACAATGTTTTGCATATGATCTTCATTGTTGATATTTACACCCAAAAGAAAGCCCCGGAATAAATCCGAGGCTGTTCTGTACCTAGTTCAAAAATTAAACGTTGGTGAAAGTAGCTGCGCCAGCGACGTTGGCAGTTGGGATACCAATGTTCAAGCCGCCAGTTGCGTTGGCTGTTTGTGCAGCAGCAACCAGAGTAGCTGTGGTATAAGCGCCAGTTGGGTAGATCGCAATGTTCAACACAGTAGGTGCGCTAGGTGTAACTTGATACATAGCAATTGTACCGTTTTGCTGAATAGATTGCAACACGTTGTTCAAATAACCAGTAGCGTTAGCAACACCGGAAGCACCAAGACTGCTGTTAGCTGTCAAGCTGAAGAAGTCCAGCTTGGGACCAGCCATTTGAACTGGGCCGCCAGCAGCCACGTTGGCTGTGTTAGCGATTGTACCGTTTTGTACGTCGATGGCAAACACTGGTTGTGTTGTGCCGTTTACTTTTGTGATTTGTGCCATTTTAAGCTCCTTAATATATGGGAACAGTGTCCCTGCTTTTATTTATGAAACTGACAAAAAAACGCTCAGTTGGGGTTATTTCTGGCTCGATTTTGAGCAGCAAAAGCATTGGGATCAAAGCGATTTACTGCTTTGGCATAGCCTGCAGGCGTGGCCATTACCCAGCCTTCTTGCCCAGGATGCTGAGTGTCTGCTTGACGCAATAGGTCTGTTTTGAGTGCATGCAGCAATTCAAATGCCAAAAACGCCGCACTCAGTGCTTCCTGGTTTGTACTGGGGTTTTTGAGATATTCCACAATGTTGTTGAACTTGCGCGGTGTTACTCGCCCTTGCAGCCATTCTCCAAACTCCACAATTAACTGGTTAGCTGGTTCCAAGGGACCGCCTACCTTGGTGTTGATAAAATCCACTGCCAATCTAAACAGATCTGTGACTTGTTGAGCACGCAGTTCAGCAGGATTAAACAGCACTTTCATGTTGGCACCTTGTGATCTCACAATGGTCCTGAGCTGTTGCACTATGTTTTTGTCCAGTACCAGTGCTGAAGGTGTGGCTGGGCGTTCCAGCATCAGTCCCGGAACTTCGTTGAATTTGACCCCGCTGAGTGGTTGTCGGGCTTCGCCTGTGTCTGCATACATGCTGTGAACTGCAATGCCAATGTTGCTGGCTCCAATGCGTTGTCCCAAGGCACTGCGAACTGGAATTTTGTATTCTATAGTATTGGGACGGAACACATAGTTTCCGGCTTCCACAGGCGGCGTGTCTGTGTACAGCAAGTCGCCTTTGACATAACCACGGAAGTTGGGCGGCAAACTGGCTTCTAGTGCAGGCCACAGTGTGGCATACAACTGTATCAGGCCTGAGCGTTCGCCAGATCGTCGATTCTGAATGTCTGCCATCATGCGCGGGCTGGTAGCAAGACCGTCGTAGCTCTTGGCTTCAAATCCTGAT